AAAGAATCTGTTTCAAGAAGTACAGCACCTAGTCCTATTAGGCCGTTAAATGGTGGCAAGATTGGTAATGATGTATTGATTGACACTAATGGTGAATTTCAAGGCTCATATGCTCAATGGAAAGCCGCACGAATGGCGAATAAGATTAGATAAACCTAATTTTTTTGGAGAAATATAATGGCTAATACTTTATTAACCATCTCAAAGATCACTAACGAAGCTTTAATGGTCTTAGAGAATGAATTAACATTTACAAGCGAAGTAGATCGTAACTATGACGATCAGTTTGCAGTTGTTGGCGCTAAAATTGGTGCTACAGTAAACGTCCGCCGTCCAGGTCGTTTCATTGGTACTACTGGCCCAGCTTTGAACGTAGAGGACTTGAACGAAACTTCAGTACCTGTAACGCTTTCAACTCAGTTCCACGTAGATACACAATTTACAACACAAGACTTAGCTCTTTCACTAGATATGTTCTCTGATCGTATCTTGAAGCCAGCAGTCGCAGCTATTGCCAACAAGATTGACTATGACGGTACAACAACTGCTGCATTAAATACAGCAAATATTGTTGGTACTGCTGGTACACCACCAACAGGCTTGTATACTTGGTTAAATGCTCAAGCATATCTTGACTCTGAAGGCGCACCTCGTGATGGCCGTCGTTCAGCAATCATCGAGCCATTCACATCAGCTGCTACTGTTGACAGCTTGAAAGGTTTGTTCGTTCCTACAGAACAAATCTCAAGCCAATACACTAAAGGCTTAATGGGTCGTGATTCAGGCGGTATGAACTGGAAGTTAGATCAAAACATTGTATCTCAAACTTTTGGTAACTTCTCATCATCTACAGTAACAGCTTCAGTAGCTACAACGACTGCAACTGGCTTCTTAACTTCAGGTTGGGCTTCTACATCAACTATTTCATTGACTGCTGCTAATACAGGTACAATCAATCTAAATGCTGGTGATACATTCCAAATTGCTGGTGTTTATGCAGTCAATCCGCAAAATCGTCAAGCTTACGGCACAAACAAATTACGTTCATTCGTAGTTAAATCTGCTGTATCAGTAGCTTCAGGTGCTAGCGTTTCAGTAACTGTTTCACCTGCTGTAATTACTGCTGGTCAGTTCCAAAACGTATCTGTACCTACTCCTGCTGCTTCTGCTGCTGTAACATTCTTTGCTTCACAATACAATGCAAGTGGTAGTGGTATCGTTTCACCACAAAATATTGTTATGCACCGTAATGCGTTCACAATTGCTATGGCTGACTTAGAATTGCCAGAGGGTGTTCACTTTGCAGGTCGTGCTTCTGATAAAGAAATCGGCTTATCAATGCGTGTTGTTCGTCAATACACTATTAATAACGATTCTATCCCTACTCGTGTTGATGTCTTATACGGTTGGGCGCCTCTTTATCCTGAATTAGCTTGCCGTGTAGCAGCTTAACTTAAACGATAAAGGAAAATATCATGGCAAATCCAGGACCAGCAGTAACCACCTCAGCTCACCCAAGTAATGTAACAACTAATCAGACACAACGATTATTGGGTGTACTTAAAGGTGTAAACGTAAATGCAGCATCTGGGAGTTTCTTCCCTTTGCCTATCATTAACTCTACAACTTACCAACCTAACTTATTAGTAGTTACTAACTCTAATAACGCAGGTGCAGCTACAGGTACTTTAACTAGCTTAGTATTAGGTATTACTACAACAAATAGCGGTACACCAACTTCATTGTTTGGTGCTATTACTGCTTCACAATTAGCTACAGTTCTTGGTGTGAGCCAAGTGGCAGCTTCTGCGGTAGTAACTGCTTATAACCAAGCAGCGTTATTCGTCAATATTGCAACTACTACTGCGGTAGTAGGTACTGTTGATGTTTACGTGTACGGCTACGACTTTAGTTAATACTAAGTAATGCAAAGAAAAAAGACATACTCAAAAGGTGTGTCTTTTTTTATTTAATCATCTATAATTGAAGTACCTTATTAAAGGAAATTATCATGTCATCTACCACTATTGCTCGAGGTAATGCTCTAAACGTTACTTATCTATCTTTGTCATTAACACCATCTGCTGTATCAGGCACATCATCTAACCAAACATTTACTGTTCCAGGTCTTACTGTAGATCAAGAATTATTTGTTATTGGTTATACTGGCACTCAAACTGCTGGTATTGCTTATGCAGAAGCTGATGTAACGGCTGCAAATACATTGCAAATTCAATTTATTAATACTTCAGGCTCTAGCGCAACTCCAGCTTCAGGAAGCTATGTTGTTGCTGTAATTCGCCCAGAGGGTCAATTGCCAACAGGTATATAAAGGAAAAATCATGGCCTATAACTCACCGTTTACCCCATTTGGTTCAACTTATTTAGTGGGAAATGCGGCTGCGGTTCAAGTTAAAACATCTAACAATGTGTATCCTTCAAGTTATCGCATTGTTAATGTTACTTCTAGCTTGATTCGTGTGTCATGGCAACCGCCAGAGCCTAATGATTTAGCAGTTACTGTTACTGTAACAGCACCAGCTTTGACAGTTCCACAAGCCAATACATTGTCTATTCCTGCTAATGGAGTAGCTGTGATTGGTGGCATTCCACCTAATGCGTGGTTCTTATCTAGTGCAGCATCTAGTGTAGAAATCACACCAGGCGAAGGACTAAACTAATGGCTAACTCTAATCAAGTTGCAAGTACATCAACTCAAAATATTGTACCTGTTCAAGCAGCATTTAATACTGCTGGTGCTTGTTTAGGATTAGTTGGCCCTGGTGGCGTTTACTTTTCACCACCTTTAATTGGTGATGTAATTACAGGTGCAACGATTGATAGTTCTGTAATTGGTGGTACAACACCATCAACAGGTAACTTTACTTCACTTAGTTTAGGTGGGAAAGTTATTGCATCTAATGTTGCACCTGCTATTGCTAGTGGTTTTGGTACAACGCCTACTATTACAGGCACTAATACTTTTGGTTTTAAAATAGTAGTAGGTACTGGTGGTGCTGCTAATGGTGTTATTACATTACCTGCTGCACCTACAGGTTGGGTAGTAACTGGATATGACACAACTAACTCTGCAACCATATTTATTCAACAATCAGCGTACACTACAACAAGTGCAACGATAGTTGGATATAGTATGACTACAGGTTTAGCTGCTAACTTTAGTGCTGGTGATGTTTTAATACTTACTGCTTCACCTTTTTAAAGGAATATTATGGCTGGCCCAAGTTCAACCGTAGACCAGAATCTACTGCCAGTACAGGCATATTTTGATGTCTATGGAAACTTTCAGACATTTATAGGTCAAGGTCAGTCATTCTTTGCTACATTTAATCCTAATCAATCAGGGTTACATATTACTAATAGCACGATTGATAGTACGACAATTGGTGCTACAACAGCTTCTACAGGTGTATTTACTAACGTATCAGGTACTACAGGTCAAATTAGCACAACACCTAGCGTTAATATTGATATAGCTAATAAATTCTATGTTGATACAGTTGCTCAAGGCTTAGGTCCTAAAGCTGCTTGCCAAGTTGCTACAACAGTTAATTTAGCTAGTTTGTCAGGTCTATTATTAATTGATACTTATCAAACAGTAGCTGGTGATCGTGTATTAGTTAAAAATCAAGGTTCAAGTCAATTTAACGGCATATATATAGCTTCTACGACTGCATGGAATAGAGCCGTTGATATGGACATATGGGCAGAAGTGCCTGGTGCTTATACAGTAGTTTTAAATGGCTCTCAGTTAGATACTGGTTGGGTATGTACAGCAACTTCAACTGGTACTATTAATGTTACTGCTATGCCTTGGGTTCAATTTTCTAATGCTAATACTTATTTTGCAGGCACTGGATTAACTTTACTTTCAAATACTTTTAGTATTACGCCAGTAGGTACAGCAGGCACTTATGGTTCAGCAAGTGCAGTACCAGTATTTATTACTAATGCTAGTGGTCAAGTAACAGGTGTAACTAATACTTCTATTGCGATTGCTAATACTGCGGTTAGTGGCTTAGGTACAATGAGTACACAAAACGCAAATAATGTAGCTATCACAGGTGGCACAATTAATACTGCTACAATAGGTCAATCTACAGCAGGTTTAATTACAGGCACTACAATAACTGCTAATACTCAATTTACAGGCGCAGGTACAGGCTTAACAGGTACAGCAACATCATTAAACATTGGCGGTAATGCAGCCACAGCTACAAGTGCTACAAGTGCAGGCTCAGTTACTAATAGTGCTACATTTAATAGCGGTGGCGCAGGTGGTGCTTCACCAATCACTTTTAATGGATCAGTTGCACAAACTATCTCATATAATACAATAGGCGCTCCTAGCGTTACAGGTACAAATGCTTCAGGTACTTGGTCAATAGGTGTAACAGGTAATGCTGGTACAGTAACAAATGGTTTATATTCAAATGGTAGTTATTCACAGCCTACTTGGCTAACTTCTATTTTAGGTTCAATAGTAAGTGGTGCTGTAGCAAGTGCTACTTTAGCAACAACAGCTACTAATATTGGTGGTGGGACAACAGGTGCTTTAGCTTACAATACCGCATCTGGTGCAACTTCATTCTTAACACTTGGTACTACAAATTATGTTTTAACGGCAGGAGCTACTGCACCTCAATATGTTGCTCAATCTACTTTAAGTGTAGGATCATCTACAACTTCAACTACTGCAACTAATTTAGCAGGTGGTTTAGCTAGTCAAATTGCTTATCAAACAGGCGCAGGTGCTACAAGTTTTATAGGTAATGGT